CCACATAGTAATATAGTATTCAATAATGCTACATCTAATACTACTACTATGTTTATGAATATAGATACTCATTTAACAGATAATCAAGATGTTTATGAGTATAAATTTTGGTATGTTGGAGATTCAGAACCGTATGATTATACTACACTACCAAGAGGAATAGTTAATACTACAATAAATAAAATCTTTGAAGTTCCTAAATCAGATACATTTCCTCAATTTACAGTCAGGGTCAGAGACTTTTTTGATAATGAACATAGCAACACTTTATCTAAAATAGTAACTACTGTACCACCAACAATCAATTCACTTACTGTAAATTCAATTTCCTATACAGTTGCTGGTATTAATGTAGGTGTAGATTATGTTGTTACTGCGGATAATAATTCAACTGTAGATTACTTAGATGTAGTTGTAAATCCATCTGGCGCAACACAATTAGATGCATTTACTGTAAATATAGATCCGAATGTTGTAAACGCAACCGGTACTTTTTATTATGACTTTCCTATAATTTCAAATTTTAATTTTGAAGTGAAAGCTTATTCTGATTATGGTTATTATTCTGCTCCTTCATACTTAGCACAGAATTTTGATTCAATCGGTCCAGTTATAAGTAATGTTACATTTTTAGGAAGTTTTGATGATAACAATGATTACATTCTTCAATTCAGAATTCAAGGAACTGATGCAACAAGCGGTATTAGAAAAATACAAGCAACTGCATTAACTACTCCGAATCCAATTACGACTTCTTATACAATTGATTTAACTAATAATTTAGATGAAGTTGTTCATTTAAGATTAGATAGGTCAAGTACATCAAATTACATTGATGTTTCATTCATACTATTTGATTTATTAGATAATCCTTCAAATTCATATACACTATCCAATCTTTACTTAGATAGTGATGCACCTCAGATTTCAAACACAATCTTTAATTTAAATAAAAAATATGGAGGTTCTGTATTACCAGGTGCAAATACTCCAAATATTGAAGTTTCCTTTGATGCTTATGATTTTTCAAACATAACACATTATAAGTATTCTCCTAATTTAACAGAAACGTATAATGCCAGTTGGACATCAATAGCTGAAGCACAAACAATATCTGTAACTGAAACTGTAAATTTAGATACGTTAGGATTTGTTGAAGGTGCTAGAGTATTTTACTTTCATGTAAGAGATAGATTTAACAATATTGCAACTGCTGGCATAAATGTTGAATATGATAAAACACCGCCTTCTGTTTCTACTACATTTTTAAATAGAATAGAAAGAGCAAATGTAGCCGGCATTGATACATTTGTAATACCATACACATTAGCTTATTCAGATAATTATTCAGAAGTTCTTACTTTACATGAAAATTATGAATACGGCACAACATCATCAAATACAATTTCTAAAAATTTATTACCTCAAGTAACTTCAAATACTGTTACTGAGCGTCATTATGTTCCTGTAAACTATTATGGAGATACTACGATTAATATTGCTTTAGAAGATAGATTTGAAAATGTATCTGCAAATTCATCTTTTAATGTATTCTTAGAGAATAATCCACCAGTTATACATTATGCTAAAATTAATAATGGTGCTGTGTATACAACATCAAAAGATGTTTATATAAGAATGGATTTAAGTGATGACCAAGGTGTGACTGAAAGATTGTTTTCTACAGCTAATAATGAAACATGGAACAGTGTAGGATGGGTTCCAATACCATATGCACCAGCAAGAAATATAACACCTACGTTTAGTGTTGATTTAGAAGCCCTTGGATTTACACAAGGTACTTGTAATGTTTATGCATACATCAAAGACTTTTGTCAAAATATAAGTAATACTGCTCAAACTATTATATATGATTATGAACCCCCTGTAATAACAGATTTCAAAGTTAATAATATAATCAGAAACATTAATACATTTGAAGTAAGTTTAAATGGTTATTCTTATGATGTTACTTCTGGATTGGATACATATTATATTTCTCAAAGTAATAATCATAATACTTATAAATCAGTACCTAATGCACCTGTAATTGGAAATACTCCAATATTGTTTAATCAAATTGAAAGCATATCAAATAAAGACACGGGTTGGAAATATTTCTATTTCCAAACTACAGATGCAGCAGGAAATATATCAGCTAAAGCAAATACACAAATATATATTGACGGTTTAGCACCTGTTATAGCGTTTTTCCAACCTACAAGTACAATATCAAAATACTATTTGAATGCTGCTAATAATGAATTTGAATATATTGTTTCTGATGATTATGCCTTAACATCTATTCAATATGAAATAGATAATAGTGCATTGTCAGTTGTAAACACATATGATGCTAATAATAATATATTATATGATGCAAATACTTTCTTAGCTGATTTCAGTAGTTTAGTAGATGGAGAACATACCATTTATCTAAATGCATTTGATAGTTTCAATAATAGAGTAAGAATTCCATATGAATTTTACTTTGATAATACACCTCCAGTCATAACGAATTATGACTTCAAAAAGATTAAACCTGTTGTTCCTGACAGTACACACTATGATGTAGAACTAAGATTATCTGCATATGATAATGTATCAGTTGATTACTATGAAATTTATGTAGATGGTAATTTACTTTCTTCAGTAGATGTTGATGCAGTTAACTTTAATCATACTCCAACAGTTAATACAACTTTAACTACTATGTTTGAATCTGACTTAGACATGACATTGGCACTCATAGTAGATGGTTATGGTGGTGGTAAAATTCTTACTGTAGCAATGGTAGAAAATTATACAGGAACTCAAACAGAAGATGACCAAATTAAATTGTTTGCAAATGTTGAATTAGGTATACCTACAACTGAAATTAATACATATGCCGTTTTAGGAAATGATATAGATATCATTACACAAAATACTATGCCAGGAGCAACCACTACATTGAGCGATGAGATAACAAGCATTAATTATGGTGACCCTGCATTTCCTACAAATCCATATACTCTAATACAATTACAATATGAGACTGGAACATTTCCATTCTTGCCAACATCAACATTGTCAAATTATATAACTAATAATTATTCTTATTTGGTGGGTACAGGACCTTCACCAGGGAGATATAATACAGCTTATGTAACTGGTAGATTTACTGATTTAAGTGTTAAGAAAGAATTGCATCATTATGTTGTTAAAGTATATGATAATGCCGGTAATATGACTCAAGGTACATTATCTAAATTCATACACAATGGTGATAACTTAAAGATTGAGAATTTTACTGTAGATTCAGTTACTACAATAAATAGAACAGATATTTCAGATGAAATATTTCAAGCAGATATTTCAAGTGATGTTGATATCATTGAATATGCATTAACAATACATCCGCAAATAGATTATGATAGTGCATTATGGAAAAATTTTGTAACTCCTGCAAACACAATATCTTATACTGAAACAGTAAATACTGACATCTTTGCTGTTAGTACGCTATCTACAAACAAAGTATATTTACATGTGAAAGATGATTGCGGAAATGTTGCTAATTCTCATGTAGAAATAAATTTCAGTAGTGTACGTCCAACAATTGTGAGTGTAGATTCTCCTATTAATTTAGTAAGAGAAGGTCATTATTATAAAGGAGTTTTGAGATATGAAATGGATGATCCTAATGATGTTATTGAAGCGTATGCAATAGGATATGAAAAAGATCCTTCTAATTTTAAATCACTTCCTCTGTATGAAGATACAATTACAAATTTACCAAGTGGGTCTTATACTGCACAAACTGATAATTCTAGAATAATTGAGCAACAATTTAAAATTCCGACAGAAGATATAGATGGTTCTAAATTAATTTATATTCGTTTGAGAGATCAAGCTGGAAATGAATCTTTGAATTATAGAATTTCTGTGAGAGCATTGGATTTTGAAACTAATAAATTTGAGGTGACTCCAGATTCTTATATGTTTGGAATAACAAATAATGTCAATATACTTTATGATATAGATTCTAATCCAACTGATATTACATATGGTTACAGAGTAGATGATACCAATGAACCTCATGTATGGCATACTCCAGTATTATATAAAAATAGTATAGGAGAATATTACTTTGACTTTAATTTAGATGTAACTTCATTAACACCTGGACCACATACTTTACATGTGTGGTTAAAGAGTAAAGAAGGTGAATTAGTTTTAAAGAATTCAACATTTGTTAGTGAACAATCTCAAGTAGCACCATATGCATTTATATCTATTGCAAAAACGAAGTTTGAGGAAGGTGTGAAAAAGGTTTGGGTAGAAGCAAATATCTTTGATGATGGAGTAGGTGTTGAAAAAATATGTTTTGATGAAAATAGTAATCCTGACGTTTTTGAAAATATAAATATAGTACAAAATAAAAGAATTATTAAATTATTTCAATATGACCAATTTAACAATAATTCAATAACATATAAGTTAAAAATGATAGATGCTGTTAACAGTCCATCTTTAACATATAACGTTTCAATTGACTTGTCTAGTGTCTATTGAAAACTATAAAAGAGACCGCAATACACTTGCTATTGTTGCAGTAAACAAAGAAGATATAAATACTCATAGGTCCACAATACACCAAAGAAATTTATTACATTCTTATTTAAATAATCAAAGTGATGAAATTCGTCTTCTTAAAAATGAATTAACAGAATTAAAAAATATTATAATCAATTTAGTAAAAAATCAAGATAATTTAGGAAAAGCTAATGGCAATTAATAAGATACAAACTGGTCAAACATTTGGTAATTGGCTTGATACTACAAACCAGATGATTGATGATTTAAATGCTGCAACTCCAAATCGTATAGGCGGAAGACTAGCTAGATACAGTTCTACTGGAAATCTAGATGTATTTGATTTGGATGCCAATACACTTATATTATCTAGTGGAACACGGATAGATAGAATTAATACCGACTACAGAACTTTTGAAGACGATAATACTATTCTTACTGCTAATGCGGTGTATCAAGCAATTCGTGCAGAAGATAAATCTACTATTAAAGACACACCAGGTGGTTTACCGGCAAATAGTAGTATCTCAGTAGCTTTAAATGAGATGGAGTTTATTATTGATGGTGCTTTACAAATGAGTGTTTTTGCAAGTAACACTACATTTGAAAATGATTTGTATGTTAAAGGAGATTTATTTGTACAAGGAAATACTGTTGAATTTACAACAGAAACTTTAAATGTTGAAGACAATAACATTATTTTAAATAAAAATGGAACCGTTAATAAAAGTACAGCAGAAGGAGCCGGTTTTGATGTAGATAAAACTTCAGCATTTTTTAGATTAGTAAACAGTGAGAACAGATTTCCATTATACAATGATGTTAAAAATATAGAGTTGGATACTGCAAATCCTGATAAATCACTTTATAGTATTAATAATATTACTAATCTTCCAATTACAATAAATGAGAAAGATATCTTAGAATTAAGATATACTATTGATCCTGTTAATGAACCGAAGTCTAACAAATATCCAATTGGCATTGGTCTAACAGAAGATGTGAATCGTGAGCAGGTGGGTAATGTAATAGAACCTGCTGTGAATGGTTTGAATCAACAAATTGGTGAAGTTGAATATATTATTGGAGGAACTTCATATAGTGATTATAATTCATACAAAGCAGCATTTTTAGCAACGAATGTAGAGACCGATGTAGTAGTTAAATTTACACCTGAAAATGAAGGAATATATTATTATTGGGGTGGTAGAGTAGTAAACACATCTGAATTTAGAGAATTACTATTAAATGTGGGTGTAACACATAATGGTTTAGATGGTGTTTATGTAATGGATGAACCTGATGATAACATACTTGATAACAATCCATCTATTAATATGTTTCAGGGTGATACATATAAATTTGGAATTACACTATCAGATCCAGGTCAAAGAGATCATTATTTTGCTATTGGTAAAACTCCTTACACAGACCCGAATCGCACAGATGTTGATAATATTATTACTGATAAAAGAGTTATCACATATGAAGTAGATGGCAATGTATTTGATTTTACTGCTGGAGATACGTTTGATGATTATATAGCTGCATTTACAAATAATTCCAGTCAAGTTGCAAATATTACATTCACTCCAATTGAAACTGCAGTTTATAATTATTGGTCAAATGCCAATAATCAAATTATAAATGCTGGCGCTGAGATTAATGTCTCCGCTAATAATATTTACATGGGCGCTCCAATCAATGTTCAATTCCCTATGGGATTGCAACATTCAAGAACAGTAAGTATTGGAACTATAAACGGTATTACCGGTATTAATTTAAATGGAAATCCAAAAGAAGATTTAATGATAGATGCCGGCGATACTATCACATTTACTGTACCCGCGGCATTAATTACTAGCAATCCTTTAGATGTAATTGGAATTGGAGAATCTGTAAATGCTGATCCTTTAGAATTTTTAGAAGGTGTTGACTATATTGTAGATGATGTATTAATTAAAACATATGCAGGCTATGTAGGAGCATACACTACTAATAACGGTAAAGATATTACAATAAAATTTACTCCTATTACAGCAGGTGATTATTATTATTGGTCAGCAGGAAATCAAGATTATGGAGGGAAGATTACAGTAAATGCACCAAGAGTAAAAAGTTTAAGTGCATTTCATTTGAATACTGATAATGATACAGCTACAATAGAAAATCCATCTAAGTTCAGAGTCACTAAAAATCATGTTAATGTTTTTGAATTAAATGGTGAATTCGCAGATTTCTCAGGAACAAATAAAGGATTGGTATTACCTAGCGAATCATTTGATTTTACTGCAGCAGAAGGTGCTGTAGACGGCATTATAAGATATAATCCACTATTAAAATTATTTGAAGGTTATTCCCAAAATGAATGGAGAGGTTTGGGTGGTGTGATTGATTTAAATCAAGACACATTTATTGAAGCCGGAACAATTGCTACACCTGCTGATGATACTTTATATTTTAGTGCAAATGGTAAAACAGTTTCAATAATAAATGAAGAACAGAATTTCTTAGAATCAGATAAAGCAACAGTAACAACTCTGGGTAATGTAACATCAGATAAAGAAGCTAAAATACGTGTAGAGTCTAATGCAAATACTGCTGAATATAGTATAATAGTAGATGGCAAGTCAGATATATCAGAAGGCGGAGTCCATACAGTTGAAGATAGAGTATCTGGAATTAGAATAGACCATGTGGGTATGGATATAGACTCTAATGGATATTTAAAATTACCAGTTGGTGAAGTTTCTGAAAGACCATTAGTAGCTAGAGAAGGTATGATTAGATTGGCTGCTGATAGTTTACAAGTATGGGATGTTGAAAGTGGAAATTATGAATCAATAGGTGCTTTAGAGTATTATGAAGATACAAGTTGGAAAACTTTAACATTTGTTACCAATGAATTTACTAGTTATAATAGACCAAGTGCTACAAATGTAATAGAATTTACAGATATTCAAGTACCTTTTGAAAAAAATGATGTTGATGTTTATGTTGATGGTTTACGAGTTCAAAAATCAGACTTTGATATTGTCACCACATCTGACAATCAAATCGCAACAACAGTAACTGTTGTCGGTAACGATTATAATTATACGACTGCAGTGCCAGCTACTGTTGGTTATAATGATGTTGTTGCATTTACTATTCCGATTGATTCTACTTCAAATACGTCTCCATTTTTAATAGGTATTGATGTTGGTGGTGGAAATATACAACCAGCTTCAATTGCTTATGGAGTAACATATGGAATTTACGATGGTGCAAATCTAGTTGATTACACAGGAGATATAGCGAATTATATTTCTACATTTGAAGATGCAAATACTCATGGAAATAATGCTGTAGTTACATTAACTACTAAGTCCAATCAAGTATATCACTTATACTCAAACAATGCATCAATTACTACGACTACATTGGGTGCATCTGGACACACTTTACATACATGTAGTTTAAACTTTGTAGATAATAGAGCAAGTACACAAGTTATATCAGTAGTACATAGGCCTGGTAGAACAATAGGTACTACAACTATAGATGCAGTTAATAAATCTGAATTATCTAATGGTTATGTAAATGATATTCGTATTACTGGCACAACTCATTTAGGTGCCGGACAAAAATCTATATCAACTACTAGTGGTGCATTGATTGTTTCTGGTGGTGTGGGTGTAGGTGGAGATTTATTTGTAGAGAAGTCTATAACAGAACTTTCTGCAGCCGAACTAAAAGAAAATATATCTCCTATTGATTCTGCTCTTGATAAAATCAAACAATTAGTTGGGGTAGAATTTACTTGGAAAGATGACAAAACAGAATCAAAAGAGTATGGATTAATTGCAGAGAACGTGGCCGAAATAACACCAAACTTAGCATCATTTAAAGATGCTAAACCTCAAGGTGTCAAATATAGTAAAGTAGTTGCGTTACTTATAGAAGCTATGAAACAACAACAAGAAGAGATTGATATTTTAAAATCTTTGATACCTAAAAAAAGAACTAGAAAAAATAAATCAGAATAAGGATATAAGAATATGGCCACTAAAGGAAAAATATTAAGCTATGTTGATAATGTTGTATCTAGTTATGATAGTCTAGAACAAGAAGCTAGATTTCCAAACCTTGCAATTGATAATACCGCAGACGTACAAAATCTTAATGTAGTTGATACAAATATTACTAATCAATTAAGAATAGGTGATGTCACTACTGGTTATACTTTTCCTTCTAGTAGACCATCAAATGCAGCAGGTTATTATCTATCTATGAATAATGCAGGTAATTTTGAATTTAAGAATTTTTCAACAGAAAGTTTATCAACGGATGATATAGCAGGAATAACGCTAGATGGTGCTAATGATGGTGATATTGTACACTTTTCTAATGGAAGTATTACAACAGAACTCACTTCTCAAATTACTGTGATTGATAATAGGCCACCATTAGACGGTAGATTCTTATCAAATTCAGATAGACTGTTAATTTCATCTGATGCTGGAGTTGGTACAAAGTTATATAGAATTGAAATTAAAGATTTATTACAAGGATTAGAATTTCTACAAACTAGTGTTTCTGTTGTTGGGAGTTTAACGTCCAACACAAAAATGGCAGCAGGTGCAGATAATTTTACTTATATTATTGACAAAAACAATATTTTAACAACAATTGCAGAAATAGATATTGATGGGTTAGCATTAAATGGTAATATAAAATTAACAGATACTTCTATACTTTCTTTTGGAAATACTTCAGATGCTTTTATAGATACTTCTCCTGCAGAAGGTTATATATTTTCAAGAAATGGTAATACCGTAACTTTTAGTTTTAATGGAACTGAAAATTTAACTATTACAGATAATCAAATAGAAGTTGGTTCTAATTTAATATTAGATAATGGGGCGTATTTGACTTTAAATGGTGGAGGATTTTACAACTCTACAGACCGTACGTTAGAATTAAGAGCAAACTGTGTGATTGATCAAAATCTAAGGTCTACTAATACAGATTCTGTTCGCTTTTATAATCTTCAAGCATCTGATTTCATGCGTGTTGGACAACCAACAGGCTATAGATTAGATATAAAACCAGAAGCAACATTTCTGGAAATTGATGCATATGATGATAATGACCAACGAACACCAATTTTATCAAATACAGTAATCAGTATTCTTAGTAGTGAAGCGGCTACAAATTCTGGTCTTGGTGCTTTTAGAGTTGTAGGTGGAATCTATAGTGGTGCTAATATCTATGCTGGTGGTGGAATAGATGCGGTGGGAACCATAAGTTCTGCTCTTGAAATAAGTTCTGATTATAACATAATAGCGGGAGATACATTACAAGGTTTTGATTTATCCGTAGCAAATAATTCTGTTCTCGGTACGGTAGAAGCAGAAACTTTGAATGCAAATAACATAATTATAACTAATATTCAAGTTACTGAAGATATAAATGTAGCTAATTCTGTATTTGCTATAGACTTTATTCAAAGTTCATCAATAGAATATAAAGAAAATATACAATCGTTTGAAAATGGATTAGATTATATTATCAATATGAATCCAGTTATTTATGACAGAAAAGATAACAATTCTAAAAATAATATAGGATTTATAGCTGAAGATATGCAAAAAATATTACCAAATGTGGTTACAACTCTAGGTGATAAAACCGGTATTAAATATACAGAAATAATTCCAGTGTTAGTTTCTGCATTGAAAGAACAGCAAAATAAGATAAGTGAACTTGAAAGTAAAATAAATAATTAAACAAGTACAATCACAATTGCAAAAGGAAAAAAATGGCATTTATTAACAACACTATTTCTAAAAATGATATATTTATTAGAGTAGGTAATGTCTATGATTCTAATGTAGGAACACTTGCGTTAGCTTCTACAATTAATGTTACGTCAACTGTAGATTATTTTAGACCAGATCATGTGAATAACTTGGTTGTATTTGATAACGGACAAACTAAATTTGTTAAATCTTTTATAGATGCTACTACTGTTACTGTAGAACCTAGTGATGTAGAAGTATTACAAGGAACAACGTTTACTATATTCTCTCCATCGTTAACAGTTGATAATGATGGTAGAATAATATTTGGAAAAGCGCAACCTAGTACCATAATGAATGGTGTGACAGGAATAGATTTAGATTTTGGATATGTTAGAAATTCGGCACTACCAACTAATGCACATGACTTAGCCACAAAACAATATGTAGATTCTTTACGTATTGGACAATGGAATCATATTGAAAGATTTGAGGGAGATGGTGTTACTGATAGTTGGACAATAACAGTACCAATTTCTATTAAAAATGCAATTGTAAGTGTAGGTGGTGTAATTCAGGAACCTTATTATTCTTATGTGTTTGAACAATTTGGTGAAAATACTAGAATAAAATTTTATGAAGCTCCGCCAACTGAAACATATGTAACAATTAGAACAACTACTGGAACAAATATATCAGAAAGCACCGCTTTAGAAGAGATATTCGTTTCTGCAGATCAGCAAAGTACTTTTATTTTAGAAAATGAAGTATATGACAAATATGGATTAATTGTTTCTATTGATGGTGTTGTGCAGTCAACATTAAACTATGACATTCTTACTACACCTGCTGGTATAAGACAAGTAAATGGTTCAAATGTTTATTCTGGTAATGAATATAAAATATTAAAATTTGCAGAAGGATTAGATCAAGGAGCAACTGTCAGAGTTTTAAATGTACGTGGAAGAGGATTTCATTCACATAGTGGAACTTCCTTTGTCATAGAAAATGATACTCTTGTTCCAAATACAATTTATTGGGATGAAAATAATTTCTTTTACAGAGATATCACAAACGCAAACGGCACATTCAATATTACTCATGATTTAATTGCTTCCCGTGGAGGATTAAATGTTTATGCTAATACTTCATTAGATAATTTGTACATTAATTTACCAGAAATGGGTAGTGAATATTCACCAGATCAGGCTCTTGAAGTTAAGATAGTAAAGGGTAACAACACATCAAATGTATTCATTAATTGTCATGGTAATAACTTTATGAACTATGAGGGTGTATTTGATGGTCATATTGGCGGAGGTGTTGTTTATGCAAGACAACCAGATGTTCCGAGTGTTATACACTTGGAGTGGGAAAGTTATTATAGAACATGGTATATAAAATATGGAGTAGGAATTTGGAATGTAAATGCCAACACTATATCATATCCAAATACAGCACCTTATTAATATATGTTTTTGAAAATTGAAAATCAGTTATTTAATACTGATAATTTACAATATTTTATATATGATGATAATAAATTAAGTATTCTATTTAATGGGTATGTTAAATGTGAACTACGTCAAAATAATGAAGAATATTTAGATTTTTTAGATTACATAAAAACAGATGAAAATATAATTGTATTTAATAAATACTATGGTAGTAATTTAAAAAATATTAGCGGCTTATATCAAGAAAAAGATATAGTTACTTTTTATTTTTCAGATGGCAGTACTAAAAAATTTTCAGACATAAATTTTGACCAATTTGAAAAATTAATAACAGAGGAATAAATGCCACAGTTTTTTAATCTAAACGGCACACCAATACAATATATACCAGAGCTTAGAGTAAATGTTATTAAAGATCAATCTGCAAATTTAATGATTTTGCAGGTAGACACAGCAAATAATGCTGTGGATTTATATAACGTAGAATCTATCTATACTGTCAATGGTAGAGAAATAACTGCAAATAACATTGTAACAAATCCATAAATTATAAATGCCTCAAATATATAATCTTGGCGGAATGTCAATACAAAAAATAGAAGAGTTAAGAGTAGATATGTTGTCATCTTCAAATGGAAGATATAATATTATGGAACTGCATTATAATAATGGTAGTGTATTATGGAGAAATGTAAGATATATTCATACAAGTGGAGGTAGAATAATCAATGCAGAAAAAATTCAAGAATCACCAGGTTAATAAAAGAGAATAAATGGCAGCAGGAACACTAAGGTTAGCTAATGTAACAGTATTTGAAGCTAACACTACAAGTGGAAATATTAAAGTTCCTACAGGAACAACGCTAGAAGGTATCACCGATATTCTTGATTTGAGCTTAAATAGTGCTGCATTTTCAACTTCTACTAATATTTTGTCATTGGGAAATTTTAGCGGAAATACAGTAACAGTTGATTTAAGTACATTGAGTGGTGGAGGAGGTGGCGGCGCATCACTAGGAGATGTCACTGCATTAGCAATAGCACTCGGTTAATTTTTTAAAAAAGTTAAAGAAATAAAAAAATGGCAAAACAAACTATTAATAGAGGAATAGCACCAAATGATAACACAGGTGATACGCTAAGAGATGGTGCTGATAAAATAAATTCAAATTTTAATGATTTATACGAAAATTTGGGAGATGGGGATAATTTATCATTTAATGTACATACGTATACTACTAGCACACAAAATCTAGAAAATAAAACATTAATTGCTGCTAACAATAATATAGTTATTAATGTAAACGAATTAAATGATGTTAGTATACCAATTCCTGCAGTAGATTCTCAAATATTAGAATACAATGGAACTCTTAATCAGTGGGTAGTAGCAGACCGTGTGGGTAGACATTTAGTTCCGAGTTCTAATAATACATTTGATTTAGGAAGTCCGAATTATCAATTTAAAGATTTATATCTAAGTGGGGAAACACTTTACTTGGGTGATATAAAATTATCTTCAAACAATGGAGAATTTAAAGTTGAATCACAAAGTAATCCATCTGCTGGAGGATTTAAGCTAAGTGGATTAATTGATGTATCTCCAACTGCACCAACAAATACTCAAGTACTAACATGGAATGCTTCTGCAAATACATGGTATGCGGCAAATGCAGCCGGAGTTAGTGGTGTTGCTTCGTATTTAAATGGAAATTTAGATACTCATATTATACCAGACACTAATGCCGCTTATGATATTGGTTCTGCAGAATACAAAATAAGACACTTATATCTTTCTGACAATTCATTATGGGTAGGAGATGATCATAAGATAAGTGTAGAAGAAGGTGAAATTAAATTTAAAAAGTTAAAAAGAACAGCACAACATGTACCCAAAGTAATTTTAGATGCTGCAATTGCGGAAGGCATTGGTGGTGATTTAGATTCAGTAGTTGCTCATGCTTTGAATTGGATGAATACACAATTAGATCCAAATGCAATTGACTTATCTGATGCTAGAATAAAAATTGAATTATGGTTTAAATACGCTATTCAAAACATTACTAACTTCATTGTTAATTTTCCTACACCAGGTGATTTATTCCCCAATGTAAATGATGCTAATTATGATAATAATGACTATGAAGAAAATGTTAAACTAGGACAAAGTACGCATATATTTGATGTAACAAATGCCAATAATACTTCATATCTCTTTACAGACTTAGGAAATATATGGTTTCCAACATCAACACCTAATCCCACACTATATCTAAGAAGAGGTGAGATTTATAACTTTAGAATAAATGCAAGCGGTCATCCATTTAGAATCCAAAATTCAAGTGTTGATAGTGATTTAGATGCTGTTGCTACTTCGGGTATAGTTGGTAATACAACAGAATCGGGCACACTTGTGTTTAAAGTACCTATGGAAACACCTAGTACACTTTATTATCGGTGTACTGTGCATTCAGTCATGTCAGGAACTATAAACATTGTTTAAAAAAAGTAGATGGCAAATATATTTAAATTAAAAACAAAAGCTAATGTATCTAATTCAACGGCTGATACAATTTATACAGTTCCTGCAACTACAACAGCCGTTGCTATTGGATTAGTTTTAGCAAATAAGTCTACTCATGTAGTTACTGCAACCGTTGATTTAAATTCAACTACAAATGATAACGAATTAAATACAGCAGTCACTCTTTTTCATAACATAACAATTCCTGATAAAAGTACACTTGAGGTTTTTGGCGGACAAAAACTGATACTACAAACAACAGACCAAATTAAAATAACTAGTGATACACAAAATGGCTTAGATGTAGCCTTGAGTGTCTTAGAAATAAGTTAAACTCATGCCTACAAAAATACTAGAACTTGCAAATGATTTCTCTACATTATATAAGAAATATAATAATGAAATCGTACAACATGTTCTTGTGGAAAATTCAGTCATTGATGCCGGTTTAATTGGTAATAATCATGTATCTACTGCAAGTATTCAACTTGATAATACAATCATTAGAATTGGCACTTCTAGAGGTCTTTTAGATAATGACCTTCTCACCTATGATGCACTTCAATATAAATTTGTAAATAAAAGTTTAGCTGAATTTGGTTTTGTTGGCGCAGCCGACATAGCTAATAGCATAACTACAGATACTCTCACTGCAAACACAATCAGCGTTACTGGTGACTTAGTTGTTGCTGGTAATACAATTACACTTGATACTCAAACATTACTAGTTGAAGATAACATTATTGTACTTGGTGCAAACAATAATACAAATCTTATAGATTTTGGTTTTGCCGGTCAATATAGTTACGATAATGGAGCAACTACAAAATATGCAGGTATCTTTAGAGATGCAAGTATTGGAAAATTTTATTTGTTTGAAAACTATCCTCTAGAACCTCCCACATCTACAATGACGGGATTCAATCCCAGTTCAATGTCGGGAACATTAATACTTTCAAATCTAGAAGTTCTAGATGATATAACTTTAAACACTGCAGTAATAGCATACAATGCGGCTAACGGAACATTAGATGTAAATGGAAATGCTCTTTCTTATGATGCTGGTTCAACTCTGGCTTCTTTATCGGATGTTAATACAACAGCTAATGCCAATCAAGTTCTCACTGCTGATGGTGTAGGTAACTTCAATTTCAACACAGTAGATTACAATAATCTGATAAATAAACCAGACGCACAACTTGCGGCCTTAGCGGATGATGCATTCATAAATTCAATAATTTTTGGTTAATAAATGGCGAATACACTTTTATCTAAAACTTATGATGGCGGAAATAATTATGTTACTGCCACAACAGATGTTAACATTTATACTGTGCCTACAAGTACAACTTCCATTTTAATTGGGTTTACAATATCAAATTTAACAACCGGTATCATAGCTTTGAGTGTTAAAATTTTAGATTCAGATGCGGCACAAACTGTACACTTTTTGAAAAATGTAGTCATTGATAGTGGCTCTACTCTTGAAATAATGGGGGGCAATAAAATTATTCTAAATGCTAGTGATGCAATACGTATGCAGTCCGATACACCAAATTCCTTTGATGTTGTACTATCACTAGTGGAACAGACATGAGCAAAGCTTTTAATATAGCTACAAATCTTGGAGCATATAAAAGTGCTTTTGATTCAAGTGGTAATATAAATGTACCAATGTATTCAAACCATGACACAACTGAAGATATAACTGTAGTTGCAAATACTAATTCTTTAATGCCAGGACCTATTACAGCAAACAATGTAGCTGTAAGCGGACATTTAATTGTAATAAATGAATTTCATGTAACTGGTAATATTACAGTTACTGGTTCTGTATCATTAATATAAATGAACAAAGAGGAGAATAAATGCCTACGTTTACACTAGGAGGAAAAACACTAGCAACACAAACAGGAAGTGCAGAGCCACAAATAGCAGATGCTGTAACATTTCCTGGAAAATCTGGAGCAATATTACAAACAAAAACTTATATAGATCCCACATCATGGACTCAGGTACTTGACACTGATTTTGAAACGCTTGTAAATGGGTCTGGAGTTAAATTTGCTGTATCTATTACTCCTACTCTAACAGGGTCTAAAAATATAGTAACAGTAACTTTTGGAACTTTTTATGCACACAATGCTCAAAATTATGCATTAGGAGTTAGATTGTGTAGAAATGGCACTCCAGTAAGATTAAGCACAGCCACCGACAGTACACCTCTAGTAACTTTTAGTGCTAGTAGTTTATATGCAAACTATATGCCAGCATGTACTGCAGTTGTTCTTGATGAAACCTTGAATACTAAAGATGTATTAGTTGAGTACACTTTACAAATGCAAAGACATGCAATAAGTACATACACAATGGGTATGAATAAAACTGGAACCACAAGAACTGATAATTCTGCCTATGGACAGCGTACATCCAGTCAAATTATGGCACAGGAGGTTGTGGTATGATTACAATAACACAAGCAGTACAAGCACTAGGAGGAAAAAGTTTTAGTGTTGAAGAAGAAAATCCAAATAAAGTTTTTTTTAATAGAGGTAATCCATTAAACATAACAACTGCTCAAATAAAAGAAAAATTTGACGAATTAGTTGCAGAATTTAATCAGACAGAACCCATTAGATTACTAAGAGAACAAAGGGATAAATTACTTACAGAAACCGATTGGGTAACTGCAAAAGCAATAGAAACAGAAGAACCAATACCTGCTGAATGGAAAACCTATAGACAAGCACTCAGAGATTTACCAGCTACTGCAGAACCACAACTAGATGAGTTTGGTAATTTAATTAATGTAACTTGGCCGGAGAAACCAGAGTGAGTGGAACACTTAAATTAAACGATACACTATTTGCTACAGAAAATAGTGGAGATATAAGTGTAACTGCGCATTTTACAGAAACTAATGTTGTACAAAACTCAAATGTTATAACACAGAGTTTGACGATAGCAAACAATAAAAATGCAACAATTTCAGGACCTGTATCTGTAAGTGGTTTAACAATCAATGGAAGTTTAAATGTAATGGGTAATTTAACAATTCCTACAACACAAAATTTAACAATTACAGGAAGATTAAGGATATTATAATATGGCAGATTTAATTTTAGGAAACACTACTGTAATGACAGAAAGTGGAGGTAATGTTACACTTGCTGATTTTTTTGAAGCTAAAATATTACAAATAGATTATGGAATGCACAGTAGCACTTATTACGACAGTGGCCAGGGTACTGCATTTCCTGGAACCACTTTACCTGGAGAACTTGGTGATGGAAGTGTAAATTTAACTCCTACCAGTTCCAGTAATTTTATAGAGATTTCGTATACAATGCATTGTGGACAACATGCCACATGGAATTTATTTTTCTTTAGAACATATTACAGTGTAGACGGAGGTAGTACTTATGCATATGTAACAGATACTGGAGGTGGAGCAATAGGTTATCATTCAGGTTGGAATGGCTCACCTTTTATAGCATCTGCCTGTGTGATTAAACCGGTGACTTTTTTTACTAGCACAAATCAAAATATAAAATTTCGAATGAATTCTTGTAAAGAAAGTAATTCAGCAACAGGATTAGCACTCAACGTAAACACAAGTACTAATGATAGCTCAAAAACTACAAATTTTTCAGGTGCTTGTTCATCATTGATAGTAAAAGAATTAAAAGGACCATTATGACAGACATTGTTAACGCTATAGAATCTTTAGTTGATAAAGCTAAATTCAGTATTGAAGATGGAGATTATGACAAAATTGTTTGGAAAGATGAAAGAACTATTCCCACAAAAGCACAAATAGAAACAAAGATTACTGAATTAGAAGCTGAAGAACCTGTGCGAATTTTACGATTACACAGAGATAGATTATTACAAGAAACAGATTGGGTATCTGCTAGAAGTGTTGATTCAGGTACACCAGTGTCTCAAGAATGGGTTGCATATAGACAAGCACTTAGAGATTTGCCAGTTACAGCAGAACCACAACTAGATGAAAATGGTAATTTGACAAATGTCACTTGGCCAGTAAAACCAGTATAAAAGGATTAAAATGGATTACACAATAACATTAACAGATACTGAAGACAAAGCACTGGCATATGCCGCTGCAAGTCAACAGGATTGGATTGATAACGTAGTTCACAATCGTTGTCGCATTGCAATTGATGACATTGTAAAACTTGCAATAGACAAATTTATTGCTGCTGGTGAAAGCATGCCAGGAAATAAAGACCAAATTGTTGCAATTGCATTTGAAAGAGGTTGGGTCAAAACTGCAGCACAAAGAAATGAAGAAGCACAAGCCGAAATGGAGAAACAAGCATAATGCCAGTTTTAGGAGCCGTAGCAAGACCTAATATCACTAGTTCATCAACAATCATAGATCATAAAGAATATCTTGGTGGACATGCGGATATAATTTCAAATCCTGGCTATTATACTTTTTATGCACACTATACACCAGGAAATGTATCTGTCATAGTGCGTGGAATAAATATGGCGAGTAGTGACTATACGGCATCTAGTGGCAAAGATATTTTAATATCCACATCAGCAATAACATTAAACTCTGATGATATCATACAAATTATCGGATATGGAACTAGCACTTCTGCCATATTAACCAAAAGCGATATGAACATCACTGGTGGACAGGCAATCAATCTAGAAAAAGTGGATAGTAAGATTTATATGAATCGTAATCAGTATTCTGCAAATTTACATGTGCCCGCAGGATACAATGCATTCTTTGCTGGACCTATGAATTTTACAGGCACATTAACAATTGATGGCGTTTTAAACATAATTTAAAAAGAAGATATGAGTGGAGTTATAAAACTAGGTTCAACAACATTTGGCACAGAGAACAATGGCAAGATAGATTTGACCAATGTTGGTGATATAACTGCAACAGGTAATG